ACCTGTGCAATAGGAAGAGCAGCTTCCATAGCAGCCTGTACAAGAGCTTGTCCTGCCATACTACTAGCACCAAGCCCACGCGCTGCCATCTGTGCTGAAACGTTTCTTAATGCCCCTGCAGCCCAAGCTGGCGTCTGACCACCTTCAAAGTCAGCTTGCAGTTCTTCCATCTGGCCTCTAACAGTAGCCTGTTTAGATGGGTCAGCCTGTGCTGCGTCAAACTCTACAGCCGCTTTTACTCTTGCCATATCAACAGCAGAGCCTTCAATTTCCTCGCCGGGTTCAAGCTTACGAGCATCAGGCTTAACTATCTGTGTGACATCCTCTGCATCTATTTGAGCAGCTTTAATGTCCTTGCCTTTTAGTTCTTCTACGTCTGCAGTTGCTCCTTCAATGGCATCAGGGTCATCCCCTTTTACTGTCTTAAGGCCATCTACTTGTGTAGTGTAATCATCTAGTGATATGCCTGTAAGCTCCGCAAACTCCGCAATGGGTACTTCTACTTCACTAAAGGTTTGAGGGTAAGGTGATCCATCCTCCTGAAAACCCATAGCTACAGCATTAGGTCTTAAATATGTGACAGTCCCTTTTTCTTTATTGTACTTTGCATCTTTGAGCATTCCTTTTGATGACTCTGCAGCTTTTTCTACCAGAGAAGCCCCATCAATAAACTCGCCGCCTTCAAGGGCTTTAGTGGCATCCCCTATTGAAGTTGATGCAGTGTACTTTTCAGTTTCAATATCATCTGGTGCGTCAGTTTGTGCTGCACCTAAAACAGGATTTCCCTCTGCATCTAATATTACATTACCTGCTGCGTCATACTGAGGAACACCTGCTTTGCTTGCCGTAGCTACATTTGCTTGTGATGGCCCTAAAACAGGATTACCTGCTTCATCTAATATTGGATTACCTGCTGCATCATACTGAGGGACTTTATTTAAGTCTGAAGAAATCTCTGCACCGATTGTATCAGGGTCTATTTTAGCAACAGTAGCTTTAGTAAGTAAGTCTTGAGGGGTTTTAATTGCAGTACTTACAAGATTCTGCTGGCCCTCAGTCACGGCTGCAGCACTTGTAGTTTGTTGCTCTTTAGTCTTATCTTCTATAGCCTTAATAACAGCAGGGTCAGTCTGATCCATAGTGTACAAATCAGCAAGCTCTTGATTGATTTTATCAAGCTTAGATTGCATGGGAGTTTCATCAACAGTGCCTGCACCAAATACAGGGGGTTCAAAAGGTGGCGGGTCAGGGTTTTCAACAGTGGTTTCACCGTCAGTCTCTGTAGTACCCGTATCTGTAGTACCCGTATCTGTAGTACCCGTATCTGTAGTACCCGTATCTGTAGTACCCGTATCTGGGGAACTTGCAGCTCTATCTACTGCCTCTTGTTGATTTTGTTGCGCTTGATACGCTGTCACACTAGCTTCATAAGCACGTCTTTCAGCACCACTTAAATCATCTAATTTTTTTCCGTTGTATTCACCATAGGTAAAAGCCATTATTCAAATCCGTCCTTTAATCCGTCAAGTATATCTTGAACACTTACTTTCTTCTTAGCGTTAGGCGTGTACCTACACATGTATGTCTTAGGACACTCACTAAACTTAAACATAGGGTAGTGGTAGCCTATTGTACCATTAGGTCCACGGTAAATGCAAACCATTTCTCCCTGTATCTTAACTCTTTTTGCTAGGTGACACTGTACAAACTCAGGGTGACTTAACAACCCCGCTAACACAAGGGGTAACACAACAAGATTAATCATTAACTAATTCCTAGTGATATTAAATACATGCCCCCACCTAATACACCAATGATTAGTAATGATAAGCCACCTATTGCTGCATTGTTAGCTATCTGTCTTTTAGCTTCCATTGCTGCGTACACAGTCTCTTCACGTTCCTTACGTATCTGCCTACGCATCCCTAGCATTTCATCGTATGTGCCAAGACCAAACCTGTAGTCTAACATAAACTTTATTTCTTTTTCTTTCTCAAGCAATGTCTTCTTACGAACAACAATGTCCATTGCTTCTTGTTCAATGTTGTCACTGCCGTGAGTCTGCTTGTCTAGCCATGTAGGTTTCTTACGTTGAGACTCAGCCCTAGTAATGTCTGCTACTGCACCGTACCATGCTCCTAGCTGCTGTGATACATCTTGTATCTCTCTGCCAGCTCCTACAAGCATCTTGACCCCTTTGAAAGCTGCATTGGCTGCAGCAAAAGCTGTGATGGGGTCAATCATTTAGTTATCTCTTTGCGTGGCTAGTCGTAACCACATTTAATGCTTCCTTGATTGCTTCTACGTTTGCATCAATACGTGCAATCATTACATCATTCTCATGTATATCATCAGCTAGTCTTGCTGTGCTAGATTCCATTTCGGATATGTCACTTCTGTTATACTGAATGTCTGACGCCATGCCTGATACTGCCCAGACAATAGCAGCACCTTGGGCTAACAAGGCACCAACTATTGTTACTACTGTCCAGTTAATATCCATTTTAGTTTTGCCTTTCTAAAGTAAAGGATACCTATACAAAGTCTGAGCGCCAAGCCCACCAGTGTATAGTTTTTTATTATCATAATCAATGAAATGGCCGTAGCTGCCACCGCCTGATCTTGTCCAATTTTCTACTTCCGTTGCTGCGGTTGCCGAACTTGCACCATCTGCAATTTTATACAAATACATTTTGGCGGAATTTCGAAAATAAAAATGAACATCATCATTACTGTCTTTACCTGCGTACGACATACTATAAAAAGCACTAACACCAGTTGTAAAGTTGCCGTCTACACTTATGGTGGAGTTGTTTAAATTTTCAAGATCAGGTATGGTATAGTAAAAAGTAGTCAGTGAAATACTGTTTGAAAATAATTTTGTACCGCCATCCCATTCTCCAAACGCTAATGATCTAGCATTATGACCCGACTGTAAATTAAAGTAACCTTTATATACAGGCGTTGTTCCATTTAACCAAACATAAACAGTTTGGGAAACAATGGAACCAAACAAAACGTATGATTTGTTATCTTGATACACTATTGTAGCACCACTGGTGCCGTTACCTGAGTCTACATTTGAACTAGAAGGTCTGTTTGGCATTATGGAATCGCCGCTGTTAAATAAATAATAACCGCCTGCATGATAAGACATGTAGCTACCACCAGCATACCCATCATACACCCTACTTGTTACAGCGTCATAAAAAAAAGCTAAACCATTTAAACTACTGGTTGATCCACCGTTAGCGTCAGACGTACTGCTAAATCTTAAAAGACTTCCATCCCAATTTCCATAGGACGGTCCAAAGAGGCTATCAGCTACCGCAGGAGCAGGAGCAGAAGCTCCAAAACCTAAAACATTATACCCAAAACTGCTCATGTTTTTTACCCCCTACGCATCATTAGCTAAGTCAGTAGTAAAGAACACTTTAATGCCTGCAAGCCGTGCATCACCTGCCATAGCATCGCCTGATACATCCCTACCAATTCTAAAGAAACATAGCTCATCGTCGCCGGGAGAACCTGCAATAGTTAATGCACCACTTTCAGCAGATACATTTAGTTCTTCTACCGCACCTTGAGCATTGTCTGTAACTACTACTGCTGTGCCATACGCAACATCAAAGCTAGTGTTATTAGATATAGCAACAGCATCAACCATCCAATCAACATCTGTTGTAGCTGCAATACCAGCCCAAAAGACTTGAAAGGTTACAGTACCTGCGTTCCATGATTTAGGAAATGCTATACTAAATTGTGCAAACTCATCACTATCTTTATCAAAGTCTAATACAACTAAGTCTGGTCTACCTGATGTAGTCTCTACTGTAGTAAGTGCAGAACAACCATTAGTAGTAGTAGGCTGCATAGCACTGGCAGGAACCCATATGGTTTCTTTACCTGCAGTTTTTGCTACTGCCCCAGCTAGTTGATTTAATTCCCCTGCATCAGCAGTAACATTAGTACCACCAATATCTAATGTGGTCATAGATACTTCACCAGCGACAGTGACTACACCATTAGCAAGTGTAATTAAGTCTGTATCGTCTGTATGCCCTATAGTAGTACCATTGATTAAAACATTATCAATGTCTAATGAACCGCCAGAAATTAATCCAGTAGTAGTAATAGTACTAGAACCTGTGTCTATGTTACCAAAACCAGAAGTTATTGAACCTGCGTCTAAAGCACCTGTTGTAACTATGCCTGTGCCACCCGCAATTGGGCTAAAAATAGAGCCTACCGCAGTTCCACCAATCGTAATTGCATCAGCCTCTAATGTTCCGTCTACATCTACATCACCACTAATGTCTAAATCAGTACCTATTAATGTTTGTGTAAGAGTAACTTGCCCATTAGAAGCAATAGTAATAGCATCTACGTCACTAGCAGAACCAATAGTACCACCATCTTTAATAATAAAGTCATCAGCAATAGTTAGCAAACCAGCAGAGCTAAGTGACATTTTTTCGGAAGCTGCTTCTGATGCACCTGTCCTAAATGAAAGTTTAGTAGCATTATTAGAAGCACTAAAATCACCTTCCGATACAGCAGCAATACCTGCAGCTACAAGTATAGAATCCGTACCTGCACCTTCATTAGGGGCTTGAAAATTAATTACTCCAATCTCATCATCGGCTGCTATATCAGTCTCACCTGTTTGCAAGGTAAGTACGATAGGTTTGTCATCTGCAGTAGCAGTATGCTTTAGTGCTAGTCCAGCATCATGCACATGAGTAAGAGTAACCTCACTATCAGCACCAAAATGTATTACAGAAGCATCAGATAACAGTTTAATATCATCACCAAACACAGCATCTTTTACTACAGATAAACCGCCATCTGTTTGTAATGATCCATCTGTTGTGCTAGTAGCTTCAGTAGCATCATCTGTTTTTAAAATACCACTAAATGTACCTGTTGTTGCAGAAAGTGTACTAGCACCAACGATTGTTCCACTAACATCTAAGTTGCCATTTACATCAATTAAAGTTGAGTTTAGTTCTATTTCATTGTCAGCATCAATAATAACATCAACAGCAGCAGTAAGGTTAATGTTATTACCAGCAATAGTTAAGTCTGTTCCATCACCTTCAATCTTTTCTGAGTCACCACCAAATACAATACCTACATTATTAGGGATGTGTACATCTGATGTTGCTGTAAGATTAATCTTAGCACCTGAAGTAATTGTTAAGTCTGTACCATTACCCTCAATCTTCTCGCCATCATCACCAAACGTAAGACCTACACCTGATGGAATGTTTATATCATCAGTAGCCGCAAGGTCTATATCCCCGCCAGAGTCTAGCGTAACTGTAGTACCTGCAAGCTCTGCTGTACCATCTGCTGTAATTTGTATATTAGCAGCGGCTGCATCAGCATCAGTTGTTACAATAGAAAGTGTACCATTTGTTCCTACAGTAAATACAGCAGTATCATTGGATGAACCTGTCATGGTAATAACTTTACCATCTACTCCTACATCATCTACTGTAAGAGAACCACCTGTAATCAAACCAGTAGTAGTAATTGCACTTGCACCAGTGTCTATAGTACCAAAGCCTGATGTAATGCTACCACTATCTAAAGCACCTACAGTAGTTGCAGCAGTAGTAATTAAGTTAGGCATTGCTGTAATTTCATCATCAAAGTAAGCAGCAAGGTCTGTTACGGCAACTTGTACCATAGTGCCATCGTCATTCATAACAACACGGTCTGCGTCTACTACAGTAGTAGAAGTTGGAGAAGTATTACCATCAAGAATATTTAGTTCTTCAGGAGTAGCAGAAATAGCGGTGGTACTAACTGCTGCTAATACTGGAATTGTACCACTTTGGTCTGGTAGTTTAATAGTTCTATCAGCAGTTGGGTCTACAATACTAAGAGTAGTTTCAAAGTCATCAGCCGTAGTTCCTTCAAAAAGAACAGCATTTTGTGCATTCATTGTTACTGTATCTACTACAGTAGTAGTACCACCTACAGATAAGTTACCTGTAATAGTAAAGTTACGAATACCTGTATAATCTTTATTAGAATTTAACACTACAGCCTTAGAAGCAATAGCTGTTCCTATTGCAGTATCTCCTAAGTCTAGTGCATTAAGTTCACCTACAACTGCAGTAATACCTTCAAGAGTATTTAATTCCCCTGCATCAGCAGTAACATTAGTACCACCAATATCTAATGTAGTCATGGATACTTCACCTGCTACGGTTACTAGATCAGCAGCAAGGGTAATTAAATCTGTGTCATTTGTATGACCAATAGTAGTACCATTAATAAGTACATTGTCTATATCAAGTGATCCACCTGAAATAAGCCCTGTAGTTGTAATATCAGATGAACCATTATCTATACTGCCAAAACCAGATGTAATAGAGCCAGAGTTTAATGCGCCTGTAGCAACTATATTAGAACCTGCAGAAGCATCTACATAGGCTTTAATAGACTGTTGACTTGCAATACCTGTTGCTGAGTTACTTGCAAAGTTATCTTCATCAAGAAATGCTTTACCATCAAGTATGTTTAATTCATCGGCTGTAGCAGTAACAGCATCAGAGCCTAGTGTTAGTTGTCCCTCAGGTACAATAAGACCAGCAACACCATTAAAAATAAGATCATCAGCAGAAGTGTCCCAAGTCATATTAGCTGAAGCAGTATCACCGTAAAGTATTACATCGTAGCCTTGATCGTCAGCACCTACTGTAACAGTACCATCAATATCTACGGCATCAAGGTTAGTTGTTCCATCTACATCTAGGTCTGTACCAACGAACAACTTCTTAGCTATACCAACACCACCGTCAACAATCAAAGCACCTGAAGTTGAGCTAGTTGAGTCAGTAACAAGATTTAAATTAACAGCACCACTTGTATCAAGAGTTGTTACAGTTGCAGCAGCAGCAGTACCAGACCCAAGAATACCATCTAATGTACCAGTAAATCCAGTAGCTGTTATTTGATCAGTTGCAGTAATACCATCAACAAATAAATTAGCCCAACGAACACTGGTTGTACCAAGATCATCAGTACTGTCTGTGTCAGAAACAATGTTTGAACCACTTGTGATTCCACCAGTTGCTACCTGTGTAGATGTAGTAGTCAAGACACCAGTAACTAAGGCAGTAGTAGCCATATTTACTGCACCATCAATGTCCACTATATCAAGGTTAGCTGTACCAAGTACATCAATATCACCACTAATGTCTAACTCAGTACCTATTAATTTTTGGGTAAAAGTAACCTGCCCATTAGAAGCAATAGTAATAGCATCTACATCACTAACAGAACCAATGGTCTTACCGTCACCAATAATAATGTCATCAGTAAATGTAGCAATGCCAGTTACACCCAAAGTCCCAGCTACAGTAGCATTAAGATCAACGTCTAGTGTGTCTATGTGTGCTGTACCATCCAAGTACAAGTCACGCCACTCTTGACTAGCCGAACCTAAATCGTATGTATCATCTGTGTTAGGAATAATGCTAGAGTTTACATCTGCCCCAAATACAACATTATCAGCATTAGAATCACCAAGCGTAAGAGTACCACCATTAAAGGTAGTAGTACCTGTTACTGTAAGATTACCACCTACATCTAAATTACCATCAATGTCAGCATTACCTGAAATGTCTAAGGTAGCTGCATCAAGCTCACCACTAAGAGTAATATTAGTAGCCCCAGTAACAGCACCATTGAGTGCTACAGCACCATCTATATTAATAGTATTAGCTGTAAGATGTATTTCATCACCTGCTACAAGATCAAGATGATTAGTTGCCCCTGAATTAATATAGTTAGCGGCTGTATCAAACTGAATTTTTTCTGTTGACGCAATAAGTATATCATCAGAAAACTCAAAGTAATCCTCATCCTCCATCCACTTTAGTACACCGTTATTAGAGCCACCATCAAACGTAAGAGTGACGTCAATAGTGTTATCTCCTAGCGTAATGCCGGGAGTAATCAAGCCACTAATAGTCCCACCTTCTCCTGCTGTACCGTCATGTGAGTGTCCAGAGGTGGCAGCAAAGGCAGCAACAAGTTGATCAAACTCTGTGTTAAACAGGTCTGCTGTAATTGTATCACCGTCAGTAAATGTTGATTGTCTTGTGTATGTAGTACCCATCTAACGTCTTGCTCCTAATTGATATTCTAGCTGAAACCCCTTTAGGGAGTAGGGTGCAGTTTCCCCGCCATCATGAACTCTTAATACTACTGAAAAACCTGAACCTTCTACAGCCTGTCTTACAAGAGGTTGTGAAGCACCGCCAAAGATAAATTGTACTAAAGACCCTTCTGTACTAAAATTAGATACCCCAAACAAAGCTGCAACATCTGCAGTATCTAAAGGGTAAGCAGCAGGTCTTGAAGAGTCAGCGCTTTCGTTATCATACCTTAGTAAAAGATCAGCGTCAATAGCTGATTCAGGTTTGTAGTTAAGTATAACCCTTTGCATGTGCTTGCGTACACCAGTATCTCCAAAACTCATGTCAGGACTTCTGTACTTACCCAATATAGCAGTACCGTCAAAAGTATTGCCTATTTCTTGACGGTGTACGTAACCTTCAAAGTCTCCATGAAGAACAAACGTGTTACCTGTTTCAACAAAGGTATCTGTAGATGCAGGTTTAATCCCACGAATTTCAGAAAACTCAAAGCCATTCTCTCTTAGTACACAAATAATACCTTTTGTCTGTGCGCTAGACTGACCTGTTTTACTAAAGAATATTCTGTACTGTGTCTTATCTGCTATTACTACACTTTCAAACAAAGAACTGTTTTTAATGTTTTCATCAAAAATAGATTGTACATTTCTACTAATTGTACCTAGTTCAGTATCACCAATACGTGCAGTAGCAGCAATAGTACGTAGCCCATCAGGACCAAGAAAAACTAAATCACCGCCAAATTCTTGAATACTGTCACCGTTAATACAACCAATGCTTCTTGTAACAGCAGTCATAACAAAATCAGCTTGGCTATTTCCTGACAATTTAAAAATTCTATTTTCACAAAAAATAAAAAGATCGTTTCGAAAAACTTTAATACCTGTTATAGTGTCATCTACTCGTATACTTCCTGCGCCAAGGGCTACAGAAAAATTATCTTCGTCAAAAGGCAAACTAAAAACTAATTCTTGTGGTGTATTTGCCATCCCTGCATAAAAAATATGTTCTTTAAAAGAAGTAACAAATTTAGCGCCTTCAACTGTAGGGGGAAATAAATCTGCGACAGTATCTCCTATTACATGTGCAGCTGCAGTTGTTCCACTGGTAGCTCTAGTTACCCCTGTAAAAGTAGTAGAAGTAAGTCCTGTGTATGTAAATATTTCACTATTTATTAATACAGACTGAGTTCCAGAACTAGGGTCAATAAAACCTACAGTGCTTTTTACTGTAATTGTACCTGATCCAGTCATACTTGTATCAGCAGCAATGTCAGCACCTAATGCAGTAACTTCACCTGACCCAACATTAGAAGGCGAAATATCTGTAGCTGAAAGAGAGCTATTAAAAACCACAGGGGCATTAACCTCATCAACAAGTACAATCTTATCTGTGCCATCAAAGTTAAATCTTTCAAAACGATACTTACCTGCATTAGTTCTGCCTGTATCTCTTTCTGTCCAATTTTCTGAAACTTGAATGCCAAAAAAGTGTTGAGCAGCATTAGTACTGTCTACTTGCCGTGTTACACCTGTAAAAGTGGGAGGATTAGATGACGCATTAATACCTGTATAAGTAAATCGTTCAACAGTAGTTTCTGTAATAGCTATTTCAAGAGTGCCACTACTAGAAAAACCTGCAACACTGTCTACGCCTATTGTGCCTGAACCTGTCATACTGGTGTTAGCCTCAATATTAGTACGTAGTTCAGCAGAAGCACTTGTCCATATTTTTTCACCTCTAGCAGCAATATACTTATCTGCAAATTTAGCAATCATAAGTACTTTTTCACCAGAGCTATTAGTCTGTGGTACAATCTGATTAATTAATTTTCTATGACCATTAATACGTCTATAGCCACCCTCAACGTCAGGCTCAAAGTTTTCTAAAACTAAAGCCTCTCCCGGCTGCATAAGAAAAGTAGAACGGTTTTTAACTAAACCGCCTTCACAATTAAATGCTACTGGTTGAGATTGAGAATTATCTGGCATTAATTAACACCTGACATAAAGTTAGAAGAACCACGTGGTCTATTAATTACAGTTGATCTAATATATTCATACTTATTAATTAACAAGCTTTGCATATTTTTAATGCCTTGCTCAAATCTACTAAAGTTTAACTGGTATTGATTTACCTCTCCACGGTATTGATAAACAAAAGCTGTAGCACCATCTATTATGACAGGTGCAAAACGGTCAGGTATAGAAGTTGTATCACCGTGGGCTGACAAGTCAGATGGAAAGGTGTAGTAGTCAAAGACTAACGCATATGCCTTATCAGGGTACGGATATAAAAGGTAATTGTTGTCAGGTGTGCGTACAATACTTCTAGGTACACCACCACCTTCAAACTGTGTGACTGCTACGCCACTTGAATGTGCAGCAGCAGTTGTGCTATTAGCACCACGTGTGCAGCCTGTAATGTCATTACCTAGTATGCCAGTGTAAGTAACTTGCTCACTACCTATATGTACTGTACCTGTAGCGTCAAGTCCTGTAGTAGATGCAAGTGTTAGTGTAGCTACGCTATCAGAGTGTGACCCGTTTAGCGTTGTAGCTATAACATCGTCTTCCTCATTGGCATAGTCTTTATCAATATATTCATTATAGTTCAACGTTGATAGGTTATTACCTGTTGTATTAAGATCAGTGTCCCGCTTAATTCTAGCTGTGCTATAATCAATAGACTTGGTACTTGTAGGTACTGTGTATCTACATTGCCCTGCTACTAAGGTAGAAGAATTATTAGCGTGATTAAAAGAATATCCAAATTCACGCTGGTTGATGTATCGTATTGCTTCATTGACTGCTGCTTTACATTGTGTCTGTACGCCTCTTGACCCAGTAAAGTTACTAGATGTAAGCTCTACTTCATTCATACGAGTAATAGTACTATTAGTTAATGAAAGAAAAGTAAGAGCCATTATGTTTCCTCAATAAATCTTTTGATACACTAATGGGGCCAGCATATAGCCAGCCCCAAAGTTAATGTATTGTCTTACAGAAGGTCGCGCTGTGCAACAGCAGGTTCTGTCATTGCAGCAGAAATATCTGCAATTACTGCATAGACCCGAAGGCGTCCAGTTGCAGGTGCAGCATCAGCAATAACAACATCAATGGTATCTGCAGCACTAACAAGAGCTAACGCAGCAGCCGCATAAGTAGATGCAGCACCTGTATTTACAATGTTAGCTTCACCAGCAGTACCTTTTGCAAGGTATGTACCAGCAGCAGCGTCTAGTGCAGCACCGTCAATAATGTCATCGCCACCAGCGAAGTCAATATTACAAGTACAAGAAGCCGTAAAGGACTTCATGATTTCCGCACCGCCAGCAAGCATTACTGATTCGGCAGGGATTTCAAGCAATTGAAAGATGTCACCATCTGCGCCAGAGTATCCAGCAGTAACCATTGCATCAATATCTAGGATTGCTTCAATAGTCCGTACAGAGTTACCAACATTGGTTGGGACAGCAATAGAGTTTGCCCCAACACCAGCGGTATCAATGGAAGTCATGTCATAAGTAGCCATAATTTATATCTCCCTTATGCTGCGTTATAACGGGCAGTGACGATTGCTTCAGGGCGAAGAATCTTCCTACCGTATAGATGCATACCACGAACAATGTCAGCAAAGCTGTCAGGGTCACGATATGTTTCGGTTTTGTTGATCTGCTCTGCAGTTGCAACAGCCGAGTCATGACCAGCTACGATAATACCGCAATTAGTCAATTGGTTAGCTGTACCTGCTGTACCTGCCCCAGTGCCGAGTGCTGGCAAATTGGACGAGGAATAAACACGGAAGCCGTGGAAGTTGTTAACGGACAGACCGTTACGCAAACCGCCTGATTCACCGAAATCAGCGTTCATGAAGCGTGAATCTTCATCAGCAAGGATTTCCATAAACACTGGGTCCACAATCAGCCAGCGACCTTGTGAGTCAACTTGCTGTTGATCAAGCAAACGTTTCATGCGTGATACAATCATTGCAGGGGAAACGGTAGCAGTTGGCAGGGAAGTAGCTCCCGGCATACGTGCAGTCACAGGAATTGAGTGAGTGCCAGCAGAGGCAGTAGTAATGTTGCCAAAGTCACCTTTATGCAGTTGCATAGAGGAGAGCAGTTCGTTAGCACCTGCAGTAGATACAGCCTTAGAACCATTAACAGTAGTGTTAAGGGTATCACCTTTGCTGTGCAAAGAAGACTGCTTGTAGCCTGACATGTACGCAAGAACTTCTTGGTCATGGTTGTCAGCTAGACGGTATGCAGCGCGACTTGTTGCAAGGTCCATGAAATTGACGTGGCTGTGTGCTTCTTCAATATCGTCCATCTTAAAGGCAAAATAGTTAGCCTTATCAATGACTAAGGTGAAATCTTCGTCTTGCAAATCTTGTGCTGTGACATTCGTGCCACGTGCATACTCTGAGACAGAAATTTCGGGTTCTTTGATAATCTTGACGGTATCACCTTGTGCAGCGATTTCACCAAAATAGTCTGAGTTGGTAACGTCACCAACTACTGTACTCTTGCGGAATGCAAGCTGTACTTTTTTTGAATAGATTACTGGGCTAAAATTACCGTTTGGTAAATTCCCATAACCTGATGCCGTTGTAAAAGCCATGATGGTTCCTCCATTAAATGTTTGGCTTAGGTTTAAGTAAGCTTAACACAAGTTTAAGAGGCTGCATTTTTAAGGGTGGCGTTGTTACAACGGGCCTGTAAATTCAGGTAGGTCTTAACTAATATGTTGTTGCTTAGTAGTAATTAAGAAGCAAGGTAGCTACACTTTAGTAGGGCTTGCTTCTCAAAGTAGTGTCTTGTAGGTATAGTTATACTTAGTAATCTTTTGTTGTCAAGCTTTTATTTACCTTGCACCGCCAGAAAGATCATAAATAAATTTCCCTGCACGTTGTGCTTCCATAATAGCCTCCTGATGTTTCTCAAAATCCTGCATTGACATCTTGCCAACTTGTGATTCAGTAAAGGAAACATCGTTGTCAGCTTCACTAGGCTTGGATGAGCGTTTAGTTACAACTGCAGATGCAGCAGCCTTAGATGACTTCTTGCGGGACTTAGTGTCTAACCCCTTGTCACCTTTGTATAGATCAATGACCCGTACTACAGAGCGTGGGTCATCTTGGTTCTCATACAAAGCATCCTGTACCCACTTAGGCTGTTCCCCTGCCCAATCGTGAAACTCGTCGCTCTCCTTGAGATCATCAAAGTCGCTATGTGATTCACGAATAGCATCCATAGATTTACTACGGTTAGCTTCCTCAGACATTTCATCAATCTGGCGTAGACGGTCCTCTGCAAAGCTAAACTTCTCTTGTGCTTTTTTCTCAGCAATAGTCTCAACAATAGCTGCAACGTCAGGGTACTTGTCAGCCCAAGCTTGAATGTCTTCATCGCTCTTAGGTGGGCGTACAATGCCTTGATCTTTAGCGTTCTCTAGTTGGGCTTTGATAGCCTTTAGTTCTGCTGCAGTGTTACTTTGTAGCTTGCGAATGTCATCATACCGTTTCTTGTATGTGCGTTCTTCCCCTGTGTCAGGCTCTTTAGCTTCAACCTGTTGCTTTTTTGCAACACTTTCTGGTTCTGCTTGATCCTCTTGTTTCTCACCGCCCTCCTGTTGGGCTGCATCAAATTTAGCCATTTCAGCTTCTTCTTCAGCAATACGTCGTGCATTGGCATTGCGGTATGTGCTATCAACAAAACCTGCTGTCTTAGGTTTCTCCATAGTTGTTAGTTCTGGTGGCATTAGTTTTCCTTTTTTTGTAGTTACGGCCTAGTACCTAGACCCTTTCTTCGCTGGGTTGTTTGTTTCTTTTTCTTTGCTGCTGGCATGGAGACTAAGCCGCCTTCTTTGTAATCTGATCGTCCCTTACCTTTTGTACCATCAGACTTTGTAACAGTTCTACCAGTAAATACACCAAAGTTACTAGACCCACCACCACCTTCGTCGCTACTACTAAAGTTTGGGCCATCATCGCCTCTTTCCCTTTCATTCTCTGCCTCTCTTGCTGCTTGTCTTGCTCTTGCAGCCTGTGCATTAGCAGCGGCTTGTGCTGCTTTTCGTGCTTCTTCATCTTTACGTTCTTTTTCAAGGCGTTTAGTAGTAGCAAAGTCCTGTGCAGCTTTAAGTGCAGTTACTTTTTCAAGACCTTTAAGTTTTGGCTTAGTAGAACTCCTACCAGAAGTAGTAGGTGTGCCATCTACTTGATTATTTAATACTTCTTCTGCGATTTTATCTGCAGCGTTTTGGGCAGCAGCATCAAGAAATTTATCTAAAACCCCTTTTTGGTCAGGAGCTACATTAAATATACTCCTCCTTTGTTTTTCTATAAATGCTTCGGGGTCTAGGTTTTTAAGTTTTGCGTTTTCATCTGCAACTATCTTTTCAGCCGCACTAAGCTTACGTTTAGTTGATACGTCTGCAATTAATACACGTAGTTCGTTAGGATTTTTCTCTGACCCAAGGTCTTTGGCTGTTATTGTACCTTCTTTTATTCTTGTATCTAACTCTATTTCAATGCGTCTTTTTACTATTCCATAATTAGCTTTTGCTGCAAGTCCTATAACCGTACCTACAGGACCAGCAAAAACACCAATAATACTACCTATTTTACTATACTTTTTTGTTTTATCTAACCTACTTTTTAAATCCTCTATAGAGACTCCTCTGTAGTCAAAAGGAGTTGAAGTAGTTGTAGGCTCTCCCCCACCTCCACCAGTGTCAGAGTCATCCCCTGTCTTACCATCCCCTGCCTTACGACGAACTAAAGAATTATTTACAGGTGCAGCAGATGCAACAGGTTTAGTGCCGCCATACTCATTTGTAGCCTTTTTAGTGAAACCCGGCGGGATAGGCATAGCACTATTCCAAGCTACAGGTATCTCCATGCCATCAGGAGCAATCAAAACAATTTGCTCTATTACACCATTTGAATCTAAAAAGGTAGCTTCAATAGCTTTAAGTGGGTCTTCTATACCTGCAGCGTCAAATATGCTACTTCCTAAATTATCATAATCTTCAAGGTTAAACGGGTCAGGACTAACAAGAGTTCCTTTAGCCGCCTTAAGCGGCTCTTGAGGTTTATTAGCTTGTTGCATTTCAGCAGACTTTTTATCTGCACCTGTCTTGTTAATCATAATGCCTTTACTGGAAAGCTTTTCCATTAACACAGGATCATTATTAGCTGCAGTCATAAGCTGTTTAATAATGCCGTCTACCTTGGTAACATCCCCATAGGTGCCTGTAGGTACTAAACCCCCAACAGCCATCTTAACTGTAGCACCCCCTGCTCTCATTCTTCCATTAACCATAGGACTACGAGAAGCGTCATCAATAAAGTTATCAAGGCTATTACCATCCGTTAAACCCCCAGCATACATGCCAGAACTAGAAAGTGCAGCTTTTAGTTTAGCTACGTCCATACTATCATCTTGCCCTTGTGGTTGCTCTTGTGCAGGTACAGGTTCACCACCTATCCTACCATCTGCGTCCATCTGTTGCAAGCCCATTTTTGCTTCTGTACGTAAATCTTCAAAGTATTTTACCCCAAAGAAACGTACAACATCAGCAGGAACAACGTACTCCCCCTCAGATAGCTTGGCATCAATATCATCCCTTACTTCCTCTGGTAACGATCCCGGCGGTACATCATTGCCTGATACAGGGTCTACTGTCTCAGCTTGGCCGCCTAGCGCAAAAGCCCTTTGTGTTTGATTGTTCATTGATGTAAGCCCTCCTTGGGCGTATGTATTAGGTAAAGCTCTTGCTTGTTCTGTAGTAAATTGCTCGTCACGCTCAAACCCTGTAGCACCAAACTCAGTTTCTTTAGGTGAATTTTCTGACCGCTGGGCATCATCAAAATCCATTCTATATTCTACATTAGTAGCCTCAACTTCTCCTGATTTTGACCTGTAAATAAGCCTTTTATCTGCTGAGATTTGTGTAGGTGTAGCGTTAGGATTTATGTAGTCAGGTAATAAAGGCTGTTCTAAACCTAAGAGTTGTGTGCCTAAGTTTTCAGCGTTAAACATTAGAGAGCCATCCTTCATAATAGGAAGGTCTTTAAATAGGTCACGGTAGTCTTGTGTTATACGGTAACTTCTTGGCCCCATTGCGCCTCGTTCTGCAGCTTCCATAAGCCTTGAAAACCTACGCATAACTTTTAGTGTATTACTTGCTGATGTATCAATCGCAAACTGTAAAAGTTTTTTGTACTCAGAAGAATTAGGTCCAAGGTCTCTCCGAGCGTCACGTGCCATTTTTGCTGCTCTAATAGAGTCAACAAATTTAGATTTTGCATCTTCTATAAAGGGGGTATTTCCATAGTTTAAATTATTATCTTCAGAAAACTTTATAATATTTCTAAAAAGGTCTAAAGACTTTGGGATATGATTAAAATCATAATTAGCTATATCTTGATCATACTTAGCCCAAGCAGCTTTAGCCTCTGGTGCATTAGCCCTTGAGTCATATATCTTTCTTACTTCATCAGAAAGTTTATTAGTCCCTGAATCAAAGCCTTCTTTTTGTTGAATTCTATGCATAACTTCGTGTAGAAGAGTGCGTTTAAGTTCTTTAGGATTATTAAGCTGGTCTTGGGCTATAGCTAAATAGCCTTCTTGTGTATTAAAATATCCTGCAGTGGTTGTACCTGTTAAATCTGTATCTACAAATACAGGCATTGTTTTTAAGTCAGGGTAGTTTTTATATAAATTAGGATGATCTAATACATCACCTAACTCAGAATAATTAACATTTGCCAATGGTGCATTAATAGCTGAAGCTATGTCAGTGGCACTAAGCACAGTAAATTTAGATTCATCTACTTTAGCGTCTTTATCACTAAGCTCCCAACGATACTTACCGTCTTTACCCTCACTCCATCCTGCATCTAGTACAGCTTGTTTAGCTTTAGGTAAGTCAGCACCACGTGATATTTGTCTTATAATACTATGTACAGTATAATCTTCAGGCCCACCAAAATCTGTAGGAACAAGTTCTCCTAGTTCATTAAGTGTACCTGTGTCCATACCTGTCAAGTCTGCTATAAAAGCCTCCTTTATATCACCTTCAGGCAGATTTTTAGCGTACCTACCCATAAACATACCCAAGGCATTCTCAGGTAGCTTTTGTGTAGCACCTATTATACCTGTACCTACAGAGACATCAAACACATCGCCCATCTGAGTTTCAGTAGGGCTTTGCTCTCCTGTCAACAGCCTCTTAGGAGTGCTTACTACATCTACTGCACCCTCAAGAGCCGCTTTACCTGCCCCTACAACCTCATCTTTTGTAGGTAGTCTAGGGTTCTCTAGGAAAGCATCTGCTGCGTCTGTAACCTTTGTGCGAGTAGTGCGTTGATCAGGGTTGGGAGATACTGTATATGTATTACCTAGAGCAGTTTGACGTACAAGATTACCTGCATCGTCTTGTCCTACTATACGGTCAGACTCATCTGAATCCATAGGACGCTCAAAGAAAGGCACAGTAGGTTCAACAAAAGCTTCCTTAGTCTGCTTATCCTCGTCTTGCCTAGCTTGCATGTCATAGTAGTCATCTGCTGGCATTGCGCTAGGGTGACTTCTTTTGTATGGGCTAGTTACAGAACCGCCTTCGTTAAATTTTTTGGGCCTAAGTTGTGGCCTAAGACTTACTAAAGGTACAGGATTTCCTTTTTTATTTAGTTCAGTAAAAGGTTTAAAAATAGGGTCTATATCTGCTAATTCATTAACAAAATCTTGTGTAATATTATTTTTAGTTACCCTAACAATACCTCGTATATTCTTTTTTACATATACATCCTCACTACCCGAACCTTTTAAAGATACAGATTGACGCGCTCCATGATTGCCTCCAACAATATCTACAGAATCTCCTACCCCTTGCTTTCCATATCTATCTCCTGCATAAAAAGTTACATGAGTACCATCATCACTATTATTAGGTTTTAAATCCCATATTATAATATCACCTTCTTTAGCATCTTCAAGACTGTCTACAGGTGTACCGTACTTTAAATACGCATTAGCCCTTATTTTATTATAACTTTCTTCTGACTTATTTTCTCCATATTTAAGTTGATCAAATCCTGCTATTCCTAAGATATGATTTACAAACGCAGCACACCACGATGCTTTGTTTATATCAAAACCCTCTCCGTAAGGTCCGGGGCCAAGAGCTTCCTTTAAAAAGCCAATAACAGCAGGTCTATCTTTAATCTTATCAAAATTACTTAAAAGAGATTTTTCATTAGTCACACCTTGTGTTTCATTTCTTAACAAAAATCCTGCATCAATTATTGTGTCAATTAAACTTGTATTGTATGTATTTAATTTTGGCTCTGTTAAAAAGGAAGAACGATCAGCAACATAACGCTTCATCCCATAGTCATCAAGCTCATTAGCCTTACCAAATTCAGGATTATAGTCTTTGTATTGTTTTTCAAGGTCTTGTGCAGAAAACTTTATTTCTGGTTTATTAAATAATGGAGTTATTTTTTCTTCAAGTAACTTAGGTAGCTTAACTTTGTTTTCATCATTCTGAAACGCTTCCATAGCATCAGCTTGACGAGTTATCTCAGCTTGCTGACGCATACGACTTGAATCATCATAAGGCTTACCCGTAGTAGGGTCTATAATACTAGGGTCTCCACCTGTAGGATAACCCA